TGATAACGTAAGACAGTTAAGGTCTGAGATAAGTGGATTCATGGATGGGCAAAAACGAGCTAATAACCAGTTAATTCGTTCTATGATTAACTTTGGTATTGTTACCAAACAAGACCTTGATGACTTACGTAAGATGCACAACAGAGCAGAAATTACTGAAAAAGTAATGAAGAAGATTCATGAAACATGGACTAAATTTGTTGATAAATTACTTGAGAGTAATCCTGCAGTAGCTCTTGATGTATGGGATAAGTCAATTAGACGTACTCTTACGGGTACTATTACTTTAACTAGTCAATCAATGGGACAGTTTAATTTATTTGCTGTTACTCTTAAGAAGCACATTGATGCATGGCAGAAAGCATTCTCAGGAGATATGACTAAGAATATAGACGTAAAACGTTTTGCTATCATGTTCATTGAATTAAATAAAGTACTTGATTTTACGTTGACTGCTTTTGAATCTATTATTAAGGGTGTAGCTATGTTAGCTACAGCATTTAATAATCTTGATGAATCTATTAAGAAAATTCTTAAGATAATCCTTGTATGGGAAGCTATGATGCTCCTATATAAAGTACTAGCTGGAATAGGTGGACTAATAGTTAAATTAAATGCAGGTTTCATGGCTTACTTTACTACTGTTAGCGCAGCAGGATTAACCACTATGACACTTTTTGGACAGATCATGCTACTTGGAGGTGCTGTATTTGTTCTTGGCAATGCTATATCTGTATTAACTGGTTATGTCTTTGTAATAGATACTCAAATGAACTGGTTCGAAGCTACACTTAAACGAGTAATAAAAGAAGTTTCAGCATTTAAAATGACTCTTATAGGAGTTTTTGCTGGTTTAGCAATAGGTAAAACTCCTACAGCTGGTTTAGTTGGAGGTATGATAGGATTAGCTACAGATTTATTAGCTTCTATATATAAAGCTGATAAAACACAACCCATGTTACTTAAAAAGTTACAAGGAGAAAATGAGAGTATCATAAAACAAATTAAAGATAACTATGCAAACAGAATAATCGCAGAAAAAGATGGTAATAAAATGTGGTTAGATCGCATTGATGCCAATATTGCTAGACTAACTAAACGCAAAGTTGATATTAATGCTCAAATAAAGGATTTGCAAGGTGCAGGTCCAAGTGCTGAACGAAGTTTTTATGCTGATGTATTAGCACAATCAATGGAATCTTTAGAGGTTCTTATTAGCTCAGGATTAAGTGCCTTAACTCCACTTAAAGATAAAATGATGGCTGTGTGGAGAGACATCACTAATCCTAAGATTGATCTAACTAAGATGGCTGGCATGGAAGATCCTTTTAAAACTTTTGTAAAAGATACCGAAGAAGACTTAAAGGAGATTGATAAATTATTAGGAAGTATTGCTTCAAATATGTATGAGAGGTTTATTAAGGCTGTTAATGAAGGCAATATAGCAAAAGCTGAATTATTTGCGTCTCCTGCAAAGAAAGAGATATTATATGATCTAGATGCTCTTGCTAAGAAGATTCCTATTCTCAAAACAGCACTTAGATTAACTGAAGGTACAACAGAAGGTTATAAATATAGAGCTATGCTTGCAAGCGTAAATGCTCAAATTGTTGACTTAACAGATAATCTTAATAACATTCCTAGACTAAAAGCTTTAACTCCTGCTGTCAGTATTGCTACTCATTTTAAAGATGAGTACGAAATAATTATGTCTACTATGAAAGATGGATCATTACAGCAAACACAAGCTCTTATTGATCTTAGAGAAAAATATAAAGATGCAATGAAATCTTTTACCATTCTTCCTGATGATAAAAAACAGATGTCAGTTATAACTGATTTCTATAATATATGGGAAAAACTTGTTGATGTAACATTAGACTGGAAGGTAGGACTAAAAGCAGGTTTAGATGAAATTTCTAAGCCACAAGTTTTTGAAATGTTTAAAGACGTTGTTGTTAGTGGTTTTAAAACAATGGAGGATGCAATAGTTAACTTTGCTACACAAGGTAAAGCAGCCTTTAAAGATATGGCTAATTCTATTCTCAATGATTTACTTAGAATAATAGTCAGAATGCAAGTCATTCAACCTTTAGCTGGACTATTAAATACTACATTCTTTAGTGGTGTTACTCCAACAGGTCCAGTGCAAGGAGCTAGTGCTAACTTCCCTAAAGTAGCTCCTTATGTTCATACAAATGCATCTGGTGGTTGGATAAATGAGAAAATCATTGGTATAGGTCTATCAACTGGAACGTTACACTCATTTGCTGAGAATGGTCCTGAGTATGTTTCTCCTAAAGATGAAGTTGGAGGAACAGTCATAAACATAATCAATAACACTCCTGCACAAGTACAAGCTACTGAGTCAAAGTCTGGTGGAGGAAAACGAATTGATATTATGATTGATGAGATTATGGCAGGTAAATTATCAGGTGGAAGCAAATCCTCAATGGTTCTAAAGAAAATGTATGGGCTACAGACTGCCCTTGCAGGGAGGTAAGAAGTGGCAACTTGGCCAACAACTCTACCACAAGAATTTCCTGAGGATGGATTTAACTTAGTACTTGCAGATAACGTTATTCGCTCTTCTATGGATATTGGTCCTGCAAAAATTCGTAGAAGAACTACATCTAACGTAACTAAACTTACTGGTACACTAATATTAGATACCACTCAATTAACTGCATTTGAAACCTTCTATATAACTACTATCAGCTATGGTTCTGTTTACTTCACATGGGTACATCCTCTGACTAACGCATCTTGCACAATGCGCTTTACCGAGCCACCATCTTATACTCCTGCTGGTGGTTCATATACTAGAGTAGATATGAAGTTGGAGATATTAGCATGAGAACTACTAGTTTAACCTTCCGACAGGCCATTTACGCACAGGAAACTAATGAAGTATTCGTTGTCTTAGTAGAGATAGATCATACTGATCTTCCTTCTCCCATTCGTGTTTGCTCAAATGATACCGATATAACATCTAATGGAAATGTCTTTACTGCCTATCCTTTCAATATCGAACTTCCTTCTGACGATGAAGGAGACATGCCACAAGCACGACTGACTATTGATAACGTAGATCAGAATCTTACTGCATCTATACGTACTATTCAATCACCACCATCAGTTCGCATCATGGTTGTACTTGCATCTGCTCCAGATGTGATAGAAGTTGACATGCCTGACTTTGTTTTATCTAATATAACCTATGATGCATTCACTATCTCTGGAACTATTTCCATTGAGAGTTTTATGAACGAACCTTTCCCAGGAGATGTTTTCACACCATCTCAATTCCCTGGACTATTCTAGCAACTTGCAAGATGCATTTTGCTAGTCAATATGTTGGTCTTCTGTTTAAGAATCGTGGCCGCACGAAAGAAGGAGTTGACTGCTGGGGATTAGTTAGGCTAATCTATAAAGAGCAATTCAATATCCAACTACCGTCATACGATGACGAGTATGATTCATCGTATAACATAAAGGAAACAGGAGAGACTATTGCTGAACATTCAAAAGAGTGGGAGGCAGTAGAAAAAGGTTCTGAGAAAACTGGAGATGTTATAGTGATGAGATTATCTGGTTATCCTACACACGTAGGTCTAGTTTTAGAAAAAGGAAGAATGCTTCATATTATAGAAGGTACAGATGCAATAGTAGAGAACTACGAGGGAAGACTCTGGCAACGGCGTATTGTTGGCTTCTTCCGTCATAAGGAGTTCATATAATGGAAAAAGAACTTAATCTTGTAACCTTTCTAAATCCTTTCACTACTGAGAAGACTGAGTTACCTATTGCTATTTTTGGTAACTTAGTAGATACTTTGGATCACTCAGGGCTAGCTTTTGCTCCAGGAGTTAACTGCGTTATATTGTTGAATGGAGAGATTGTTCCAAGGGAAGAATGGGAATTTACCTTTCCTAAGATTGGTGATAACATAACATTGAACGTCATCCCTCAAGGTGGTGGAGGGGGAAAGACAGTCCTTAGAATAGTCATGACTGCTGCCTTAATTGCAGGGACTTGGGGATTTGGAACTGCTGGTGCTGCTGGTTATTGGGCTGGTATGGGAGTAGAACTGGGATTTGCAGGTTGGACAGCAGTAGGTATAAATACTGCACTAACCTATGCCGGAATGCTCCTCATAGACAAGATTGCTGCTCTTCCAACAACAGCCACAAGTCGTGCGCAAGAAGATGCTCCTAAATCCTTCGGCATTGAAAGTACCAGTAATCAACTTAATCCTTGGGGAGCCGTTCCTGTACTCCTTGGAAAGCATCGCTTCCATCCTCCTTATGCAGCACAACCTTACTCTGAAATAGTTGGAGATGAACAATACATAAATATGCTTTTCTGCGTTGGTTACTATCCAATGTATATTGAGGACATGAAGTTAGGAAGTACTGATCTTGATGATTTTCCTGAAGCTGACATCACAGGATCAGGCTACTTAGCTGATGAAACTAATCGTAACATAGAAATGTGGATGCATGAGAATTATCAAGGTAATAGTGCTACATTAAAATACTTCAAAAATGACATTCATGAAGAAAGTTTTTCTTCTGATCTAACCTATAACAACTCTGTTACTAGAACTACAGCAGCCAATACAAATGAAATAATTGTTGATGTTACTGCTCCTAATGGAGTCTATGGGTTAAGTAATTCTGGTACTAAAACTGAAAAAACTGTTGAGTTTGAAATCCAGTATTCACTTGCAGGAGCAAATAACTGGTCAGCTAATTCTACTGGAAAAGTTATATCAAGTAATGTTTTCCCTATTCCTGTTCCTCCTACTTGTCAGCACACACTGCAGTCAAAAGAGAATGGAACTACTTTCTACCAGGGTGTTGGTTATGGATGCACTAGAATTGGTATAGATAAAAGTAACGGTGGATGGTGGACTGCTAATTCAGGAGATAATAGTTCCTTTGATACACCACACTTAGCTCAAAAGCGTTGTCCTAACTTTCCTGGTTTTGTAGCTCCCATTGCAACAATAACACGATCCTCTGCTAATAATTCACTAGTAGCTGGAAACTTAGTTGATAAAAGAACCTCTGAGTTAAATA